GCCTGGTGCTGAACGGTTACGGCGCCGGCTCAATCCGTGACTACCGAATCGGCACCAACTTCGGCACCTTCGCTGCCACGGGCCAGAACGCCATTGTGGCGCTGCAGCGGGCACCACTGGCTGCAGGCGCTGGCAGCTTTGCGTTGAGCGGCCAAGGCGCTGGCTACCGGAAAGGAATTATTGCGCCTGCTAATAACGGAACTTTCACCTTTGATGGCCAAGTCGCTACTCTAACTCGCTCTCTTCGATTAAGAGCAGATAGCGCTACCTACTTAGTTGACGGCAAGCCTTCGATTGCTAAACCTCAACTTATTGGATCGCAGATCAACTCCGATGCTACGGCTGACACGTCGGCGGTTGTAACTGTTCCTTCAAATGCACAAGGAGACTTGCTAATTGCAGTGTTGATGTGGCGGAACGACCGAGGCACGTTGACCGTGCCTTCTGGTTGGACGCTGCAGGGCACATATACAAGCTCTATTATGATCAGCGGTGTCCAGCAAAACCTGCTGGTTTACACAAAGACTGCTTCTGCAAGCGAGCCTGCAACTTACACATGGACGGCCGCCACGAGCACGAGAAACGCATGGCTCAGCGCGTCGGTGCGTTTTGGCCAGATCGATACCGTTAGTGAAAACTATGGAAATGGAACAACAGCAACAATCTCAACGGTTGCAGACAGGCTGAATCTCACTGTCTTTACTTGGGTTTACGCGCAATCCAGTGGATCGGAGACGTACAGCCAGTCGGCGGCAGATTCAAGCCTGACTCAAATAACCGACTCTCCAAAAGCAAATGCCCGGATCTCTGGTGGTTACACCCGCAACGCCAGAACCGTCACTTCTACTCATGCCGCAACGGATACCCTAAACAACCCAAACCATGGAGGCATCAACATCCAGATCAAAGGTGTGTGACCTACACGCAATGGCGGCAACCTAGCCCCAAAGCTCCGGCCTCATGGCGTCGTTTAACAAGTTCAATAGCTTCGTGGAGGCATTGGCCGAGAAGAAGCATGATCTCGGCGCTGACACGCTCAAGGTGCTGCTCACCAACACCGCGCCGGTCGCTACCAATTCGGTGAAAGCGGACCTCACTGAGCTAAGTGGGGGCAACGGCTACACCGCCGGTGGCAATACCGCCTCGGTGACTAGCTCAACGCAAAGCTCCGGCACCTACAAGCTGGTGTTAGGCGACCCCGCCACCTGGACCGCCAGCGGCGGCAGCATCGGCCCATTCCGTTATGCCGTGCTCTACAACGACACCGCCAGCAACAAGGAGCTGATCGGCTGGTGGGATTACGGCTCCAGCATCACCCTTGCCGCAGGTGAATCCTTCGCTGTGGACTTTGATCCGACCACCGGTGTCCTCACCCTTGCCTGATCATGGCCATCACGCTCTCGATCAGTCAGAAGGAACTGCAACGGCAGGCTGCGCTGTGCTTGGAGGGTCGCGCCTATGAGGTGTTTCTCGCCACCAATGACGGCAGCCTGTCCGCTAATTCCACCTACGCCGCTTGGCAGGCGGTGGAAGTCGCCAGCGCCAACGGCTATGCCCCTGTGACCGGCACCATCGGCACCGGCGCTTGGGATGCGGGTGACGCCCGTTATGAACTGCCCGCCATCACGGCCACCTTCACCAGCAGCGGCTCTGGCTTCAGCTACGACACCATCTGCGTGCGGATCGGCACTGAGACCTACCTGCACAGCACCGTGGCTGAATCGCCGTCGATCACCTTGGCCGCTGGACAATCCAAGACCTATGTGATCACGTTGGTGCAGGACGACTGATCCATGAGCACCCGCATCACGGTCACCAGCAGCAGTGATGCGTTGCTGGCCAGTGCGCGTCAGGTACAACAGGCCAATCGTGAGGCACAACTGCAGCGCGAGCGTGACGCACGCACAACAGCGACTGCCACGGCTGAAGGGCAGCCGACAACGCTGCAGCCGCCCAATGGCGGCAACCCCGATACCGGCGTTGAGCGGCGCCCTGCTGCTCAACGCAAAGCAGTCGGTAGCACGATGGGCGTGCAGTACACCACCCAGATCATTTCGGCCGTGCCGGCAAGCACGTTCCGTCTGACGGTCGGTATTCCAGGGCTGGCACAGAAGGTTGTGGTGGACACGCTAGAACCCAGTGGTGCTGCAGCCACCAATCAGCCAACTCCTTCCGATACCAGCAGCGGATCTGAATCTGTACTGGGCTTTGTTACCTACTCAGCTACACCTAATTTCTTCGGCAATAACTACACGTCGGAGTACCCCTGTGGCTATACCTTCCAAACTGGCCCCGGAACACCGCCCACCATGTCATGGACGGATTCTGTTATCCCACGGGTCACCAGCCAGGACTACGACGACTCCGACTTTTACCTGCTTCCCATCGGCCAGAAAGCCTGCATCTTTGTCTATGTCTACAGCAAGCTGCGGCTGCTGACGGTGTATGAAAGGACAAGTCGTGTGGACCGCACATCAACAAATCCACGAGTCACCAGCTCTGGGTGCGGTGGCCAAGCTGGCACCTATTACGACCGGGAAAGCATCTTTGATGTACGGGAGACGGTTTACAACACCGAGCAACGCCAGCGTTACGAGATTTTTGCTTTCTACGTTGACACCTCCAACGTGCGCCAGCTAGACGTTCCTGAAGCATTAGACACCGCGATTCGCGCCTTGCATCCGCCGCTAGCGGTAAACAGCACCCAAGAAGTGCTCACCTCCTCGCTTTACACCCGCTTTGAGTACGCTGACGTGGCAGGTTCCTCCAGCGAACCCAGTAATTACAACGGCCCAGTGACATACGGCTATACCGATGTACCCAGCTTTGACTACACCGTTCACGCCGAAAGCAAACTGCACGGCAACTACCCAGCACGTAACGACGTGCTTGCCCAGCAATTCGGCCTAGGGCGTCTAAATGAAGAAACCCACGACGGCAACTACTTCACTCCCGCTGTATACCGCTTTTTGGGGCCTGCCATGAATTTGACTTCAGCTACAGCACAGACGTATGCCTGGATGCGTCAGAACTACTTTGCTAACGCGCCTCGTAAGTACCTAGCCCCCTGCGTTAACAGCTCCAGCTGTGTCGAAGAGGAAACGGTTGGATTTGATGTGAGCACCACAGCTCCTGAAGATATTGATACGGCTATTTCGGCTTCCAGCTTTACCAGCGCCCGACGCTATAACGTCGCACTCAATGGTGTGAACGACTTTGAAGTTGTATTCGGCTGGGACTGGGATGACCCTACTTTGTGCCGCACCAAGCTGACGGCACTTGGCTTTACCGCTGCTGATCTCAAGCCATGAACGACCAACGCCTGCTACTAATCCGCGCCAAGCAGGTGCAGACCGCAAACCGCCAGGCCCTGCTACGCAAGGAAAAAGAGCAACGTCTCATCAACAAGGCAATAACCTCTAAGTAAGTAGCCAACCCGTATGCCGACGCTTCCCTTTGTCCAGGCGCCCGAGGCACCCACGACCCGGCGACTTGGCACACCCGCCAGCGGCATTCTGGAGATGCCGGTACTTGGCGGCCTCACCGTTGGGGAGTCGGCCGTGATCTCTGAGCTGCTGGCTAATGAGCAGAGCAGCTTCGTCAAAGGCGCCCAGATCGCCGATGCCATTGCCAAGGCCGAAGCGATCAGCATTTCCGAGGCGTTAAACATCATTGAAGGTGCGATCAGCGGCCGCCAACTGGAGGAGCGGGCCGAAGAGATCCGCACGAAGCACGCGGCCTTGATCCAAGAGGTGGCGCAGGTGTACGCCGCTGCAGGGCAGCGCAACATGGAATCCACGGTCACGGCCTTGATCCGCTGCCGCTGCAACCTGCCGGAGTGGAGCATCGCCGACACCCGCCAGATGCACCGCGCCTTGTTCAATGCGATCTGGCAACTGGCGCAGGAAGAATCCGACGCGGAAGCCATGCCCAGTGAGCCACCGACTGAGGAGGAGCTGGGAAAGCCGCCAGCGGCGGATGGCGCCGCAGCGAAACGGACTGGCAAGCGATCTTCTACGACCTAGCGCACAGCTACCCCGGCCAGTTCCACCGCACCACCTACGCGAGGGAACTGCGGCAAACGGTGCTGCAGGCATGGCGTGAGCTGCAGCGAATTCGCCGCGAGCAAGCGCAACTGCAGGAGATGCCGGTGGCCCAACTCGCAGCGCTCCTAGCCAACATCAACCGCGACCCCAAGAAGGGCAAACCCTTCTCGCTGCAGGACTTCCAGCTGTTCGCCAGCGAGCAGAAGGCCGAGCGACGTCTCAGCGCCGAGGTGGCTGCAGTTGCCCTGGCGCTCAAGCACGACGACAAGGCACCGCCCCTATTGGTGTCCTGTTGGAACGAGGTGCTGGCCAGCGCAGCAGACGGCACGCGAATGCCCGAGGTGCGGGCGCTGCATTCCGACGATGAGGCGGTGTGGGTGTTGGCGCCGGTGTGGGAAGCGACCGGCATCCGTGGCGGATTGGTGCTCGTTCGTGGGCAGATCAGCGGCACGGTCCTGCTGCGCGATCTGGATCGGCCACTGTTGACGCACCGGCTGCTAGTCCCAGCTCGCCCCGGCTTCGGCTGGATCGAGGCAGGCTGCTTGCTCCTTTCGGCGGAAGACTAGGTAATGGACTTGCTGAGCCTGCGCACCGCCATCGAGACCACGCTGGTGGATCAGCTCGGCACGTACACCCTCGCCAATAGCGCCACCACCCCGGCCATCTCGGTGCGGGCACCGGGTGAGAGCCTGCCGCCTGGCACCACCGTCACGGGCTTGGAGGTGGTGATCGTGCGCGAGCCTGAGCTGGTGCCGGTGCGGCAATACAGCAAGGAGCAAGCCTTCAACCGCTGGACGCTATATCTGGTGGATTGGAGCGGCGATGCCAGCCTGCAGGAAGTGGCCGGCCGCCTGCTCTGGAGCTACCCCGGCAGCAACGCGGTGACGATCAACGTGCCCCGTGGTGTGGGGCCGAGATCGCAGATGCGCGTGGACATCACAACCAACCCCGACACCTACGCGGGTTGAGCTGACCGGAAACCTTGGGTATGGCGATCACCCCGGCGAGCTACAACATCCGGCCCCAGCGGCGGGCGGATTATCCGCTGCAGGTGCAGTTCAAGGATTCGGATGGCGACGGCATCAACATCACCGGCTGGACGGTGCTGGCGCAGGTGTGGAGCAAGGATCGCGTGACCAAGTACGGCGACTTCACGGTGACGACGCTGAATGCCAGCACTGGCTCGGTAAAGCTCACGCTGCCGTACACCGTCACGGCAACCCTCCCGGAAGAATGCCGGTACGACGTGATGCTGATCGACAGCAACGGTCTGCGGGAGTATTACCTCGAAGGCATCGTGCGCCCCTCTGAGGGCTACACCGCACCGAGCTGACTATGGCCAACACCGTTAAGGTGATCAGCACCGGCCAGGTGGTCGTCACTGAAATAGCCGAGCAGGCGATTGAACTCACCACGGCAGCCCAGCCGCTGCTGGTGGAGGTGCAAACCGCTGGCCCACAAGGCCCGCCCATTAGTGAAGTGCTGAACCTCGGCGACCTGGCGAACGTCAACGACACCGCCAAAGTCACCGGCAGCGTCTTGTACTACGACGCCACCACCAGCACTTGGAAAGGCGATGACATCAACACGGTCATCACACTGACGGACGGCGGGAATTTCTGACCGGAAACCTAGCTGCAACGCAGTGTCTCGCCGGTAACCGTGGCCAACACCATCCGCATTAAGCGTTCGACGGGCAGCAGCGCACCGACGAGCCTGGCCAATGCGGAGCTTGCCTTTAGCGAGGGCAACGCTGTCCTGCACTACGGCACCGGCACTGGCGGGGCAGGTGGCAGCGCGACGAGCATCATCAAGATCGGTGGCGCCGGTGCGTTCGTCACGCTGGACACCGCTCAGACGATCAGCGGCAACAAGACCTTCACCGGCACTGTTGATCTAAGCGCGGCGACCATTGGCGCCTTCACCACGACCGGCAACGTGGTCGTCGGTGGTGACCTGACCGTCAACGGCACCACCACCACGATCAACAGCACCACGCTCGCCGTTGACGACAAGAACATCATCCTGGGCGACGTGGCCTCGCCCACGGACTCCACAGCCGATGGTGGTGGCATCACCCTCAAGGGTGCAACCGACAAGACTTTCAACTGGATCAATGCCACCGACAGCTGGACTTCCAGCGAAGACATTGATCTAGCCAGCGGCAAGGTCTATCGCATCAACGGCGCCAACGTGCTGAGCGGCAGCACGCTCGGCAGCGGTGTTACCGGCTCCAGCCTCACCTCTGTTGGCACCCTCACCAGTGGTGTGTGGAACGCCAGCACCATTGGCGTGCAGTACGGCGGCACCGGCGCCGCAACGCTGACCGGCTACGTCAAAGGCTCTGGCACCAGCGCCCTCACCGCGTCGGCCACGATCCCCAACACTGACATCAGCGGTCTGGGCACGATGAGCACTCAGAACGCCAACAACGTGGCCATTACCGGCGGCACGATTGATGGCATCACCTTGGATGGCGGCAGCTATTGAGCTGGCCGGCAACTTAGTGCGTCCGGCTAGATAGCCACCCACGGACGCCACATGGCGAACACAATCAAGCTTCGGCGCTCAGCCGTCGCAGGCAAAGTTCCTGCTGTAGCAGATTTGCAGCTGGGCGAGCTAGCGCTCAACACCTACGACGGCAAGCTCTACACCAAAAAGGACAACGGCACCGCGAGCGTCGTGGAGTTGTCCGGTGGTGGTAGCGGAACACTCAACGAACTCGACGGTGGCAGCGCATCAAGCGTTTTCACGGTTGGCGAACTCACTGCTCTTGATGGAGGTGCTGCGTAATGTCTGTCCGCATCCAACTGCGCCGTGACACGGCAGCCAACTGGGCCAGCACCAACCCAACCCTGACGCAGGGTGAGCCGGGCTACGAAACTGACACCGGCAAGATCAAGTACGGCGACGGCAGCACGGCTTGGGACAGCCTGGCTTATGCGCCTTCGGCCGCCATCGTTGATGGCACCATCGTCAACGCGGACGTGAACGCGAGCGCCGCGATTGCCGGCACGAAGATCAGCCCTAACTTCGGGAGCCAGAACCTCACCACCACCGGCACCGCAACAGCCGCAGCACTGATCCCAAGTGGCAGCAGCGTACCCACGAACGGGGTTTATCTACCTTCCAGCAACAACGTAGCCATCTCGACTAATGGTGTTCAGCGCATCAACATCGAAGCTGATGGCGACATCAACATTGATAGCGGCGGTGTGTTCTATGACGCTACCAATAACAGACTAGCGATTGGCACTACAAGTCCTGCTTATTTATTGCATATTGATGCCGGATCTACTACTGGCAGTGTGCGGATTGAAGGCGAGCTTTCTGGTTCATCAAGATTCTTGACTTTAGGTCATAACGCAAGTGGACAAGCCGAAATTGTTGCAGCATCTACTGGTGGCGCCGACAACACGCTAAATATATTTGGACGCCCGACAGTCTTTGGCCTTAACGCTGCTAATGAATATGCCCGCATCGACAGCTCCGGCAGGTTGTTAGTTGGCACGTCTACGAGCCGCAGTGTCGGATCAATTACAGCACCTTTATCTCTATATGAATCTGCACTGCATACAATAGTTGGAATTGTAGCTAACAATACATCTGGCGGGACGCTTTCTTTGGCATCTACAGGCGGCTCTTCCGTTGGAAGTAACACTCTTGTTGCCAATGGTCAGACTTTAGGCGTAATTAGATTTGCGGGTGCAGACGGCACAGACCTAGTGTCTACTTCTGCATCAATTCAAGTCTTTGTAGACGGCACCCCTGGCGTCGACGACATGCCGGGCCGGCTCGTCCTGAGCACGACCTCAGATGGGGCGAGCTCGCCCAGCGAGCGCATGAGAATTACAAGTGCAGGTAATGTCTCTATAGGTGGCACCGGGGTTCAAGCTTACACAGAACGCACACTTTTAATTGGTGCTGATGGAGTTGACGGACTCGTAACAGGCTTTTCACAGCCATCAGGAACAGGCAGCAATAGTGTTAACGGAAGAAACTTGATACTGCGCGGCGGGGTTGGGACTGGATCAGGCGCCAATGGCGACATCATTTTTCAAGGTGCTAATACTGTCGTCAATGGAAACCAACTGCCTCATGGTGTTTCAGAACGTCTGCGCGTCACCAGCAATGGCCAGTTAACAAGTTCAGCAAGCAGTGATATCCACCATTTTATTGTAGACAATACAGCGTCTACATATAGCTCAAGGCTCGCCACTTTTGACAGCAGCGCTGCCGCTGGAAATGGATGGTATTTTCTTGCATGTCAATCTTCAAGTGGTGGCGACAATGAATTCTTGCTGCGTGGAGATGGCGTAGGATTAGCTGATGGATCTTGGATTGGTGGCGGCGCTGACTACGCCGAATACTTTGAGTGGAACGATAGCAATCCAACCGCTGAAGACCGCCGTGGTATCAGCGTGGTGCTTGACGGCAATAAAATTCGCCACGCCGTCTCTGGAGACGACCCAATCGGTGTTATTTCGGGCAATCCAAGCGTGGTTGGTGACGCTGCTTCAACTAAATGGATCGGCAAGTACCTCCGCGATGACTACGGCACCTACATCCAAGAGGATTACGAAGTCGAGGATGAAGACGGCAACACCGTCATCCAACAGCGCCGCAAGCTCAACCCTGCTTACGACCCTGACGTGGAATACACCTCCCGCGAAGAACGCCCCGAGTGGGATTGCGTGGGTCTGATGGGCAAACTCCGCCTCCGCAAAGGTCAACCCACCGGCAGCCGCTGGATCAAGATGCGCGACATCAGCGATTCCGTTGAGGAATGGTTAGTTCGCTGAGGCAGACCAGTCCTACTCTCTTCTCACCCTCGCCATACCACCATGACCCACTACGAAATCAACGCTGAGGACAACAAAGAGGACGTGACCGAACTGGTCAAGCACGTCGCTGAGCAGGTTGAAGGCGTCACCGTCGAGACCAAGGAAGGCGGCAGCATCAAGATGACCGGCGATGTCAAGATCCAGATGACTGGTGGCGCAATCAAGTTTGGCTAACCCCTTTCTGGGGCGATTTCACCCCCATGCTGAGTAGTCACCTTCACTAAGGCGGGCAACCGGCCTGTTCAACAGGTTGCACCACTCTTAGCCTTAAGGCACTGCCACTACACCCATGGCTGACACCTACACCTGGACCATTAACCAGCTCGAACGACTGGCGCAAACCGGAGAGATTCAGACGGTTCACTATTCGGTGGCCGCTCGCAGTGAAGACGAGGTGTACGCCAGCTCGGCCTACGGCAGCCTGGGCCTCGACCCTGCCGATCCCGACAACATGATCCCGTTTGCCAGCGTCACTGAGGCGGAGGTAGTGAGCTGGGTGCAGGCCAAGTTTGGCGAGGAGAAAGTGGCAGAGATCCAGGCCGCCCTCTCGCAGCAAATCGAGGATCAGCGTGCTCCAAAGGTCGCCCAAGGCTTGCCCTGGAGTGCAGCACCTGCCGCTGCTTAGTCTCGCCGACTACTTTTGTTGTGTTCCCGCTCTGCTTTGGCAACGGGCTGAAGGCTCCGCTACGGCGGGGCCTTTGTTTTGCCGGGCAACTTAGATCAACTGCTCGGCCACCATGACGCCAGAGGAACTTGCGGGCCTAGCCATTGCCTTACTGGCTGGCTCCGAGCTGCTCAGCTACATCCCTGGCGTCAAGGCCAACGGTTGGGTGCAGCTGGTGCTCGCGGCCCTTCGGGGTATCGCAGCCGCTGCTCAGGTTGAGCAAAACAACAAGCGCAAGCGCCGCTGAGCCATGGTCGAAATCGTCGCTGCTTTGGCAGGTGCTGTCCTTGCCATTGGGGCAGGCGGCGTTGGTTCCTTTATGCGCAAAGACGAGGAAGCCTCAAAGGCTGTGATCCGCCTGACCGCCGCTGTGGAGCACATTGCTGGTGAAGTCAGCCTGCTGCGCACAGAGATCAAGGAAGACCGGCAAGAGCTATACCCCCGCTTGAACGCGATTGAACAGCGCCTAGCTGTGCTGGAGACCAAGATATGAGCATCATTCAGCTGCGCGATGCGGCCAAGCACTTCAAGCAGCTGCCTCATCAACTTGCCGCTTGGGATTGGCTGCAGGAACACTTAGACGCTGACACGCTCAGGCAGTTCGCGGAGCTGTATCGCGCTGATCCTGCGATCAAGCAACCGCTGCCCCCGACCTGGCTGGCTCCCGCTCTGAAGATCATCCGCGAGTTTGAAGGCTGCAAGCTGGAGGCTTACCGCTGCCCAGCTGGTGTGCCCACCATCGGTTGGGGCACCACACGGCTGATGGATACGCCGGTGCGCATGGGCGACAAGATCAGCCAGGCCCTAGCGGATGAGCTGCTGCAAAACGAGGTAGAGAACCTCTTCGGCCCTGGCGTGCTGCACCTGCTGCCGATGGCCAAGCAGTGGAAGCCCAATCAAGTCGCGGCCATCATCAGCTTTGCCTACAACCTCGGCCTTGGTGCTTTAGAGGATTCCACGCTGCGCAAGCGGCTGCTGGCTGGGGAAGACCCCTGCACCGTCGTGCGGGAAGAACTACCGCGCTGGGTGCATGCCGGGGAAGCCGTGCTGGCTGGGCTAGAGCGGCGTCGCGCTGCGGAGGTGGCCCTGTTCTGCGGTGATCAGCGTTTGGGCGTGCCCGCACAGCAGAAGCCCAACACACCGTTGAAGGTGCCGTACTACAGCCAACGCGATTCCACGGTGGCGGGCCAGGCCAACCGGATGTGCTTCTCCAGCAGTTGCGCCATGCTCGTCTCCTTCCTGCGGCCGGGTGTGATTACGGGCGCAGCGGCCGACGACCAATACCTCAAGACGGTGCAGCGCTTTGGCGATACCACCGACGTGAATGCACAGCTCAAGGCATTAGCGCACTACGGCATCAAGGCTCGCTTCAAGCAAGACGCCGGTTGGGATGACCTGCAGCAGCAGATCGCACGTTCAGTGCCGATCCCCTGCGGATTCCTGCATCACGGCACCAGCGCCAAGCCCACTGGCGGCGGCCATTGGCTGACCGTGATCGGCATCACCAAAGGTCACGTCATCGTCAACGATCCCTTCGGCGAGATGGACGTGGTGCGCGGCACCTACCTCAACAGCAAAGGTTCAGGGCTGCCCTACAGCAAGGCGAACTGGGGGCCACGGTGGCTGGTGGAAGGGCCGCGTTCCGGCTGGTGCATCATCGCCGAGCCATGAGGAACGTGAACATCAGCCAGCGCATTCAACCTGGCCTGTGGAAGGTCCACCGCAAAGACACCGGCGTGGTGGTGTGGATGGCGATGGCCAACGGCATCACCTACCTCAGCTATCACGAGGAGCAAACCCGCCTCTGGCTTAGCCGTGAGCTAGATGATCCAGAACCGCTGGAGGCGGCATGAAAAAGCCCCCGGCATGACCACGGGGGCAAGTTGAACATCCGACCTAGTTTGCCGGCTTGTCATTTCTTAAGCCTTTCGCCACCATCATGCACTCAAACATCACTTCAGCTTGCCAGCGTTGTTGGTGTTCAATGCAGTAACCAAGGCCACACACCCGCCACTTGATCCCATCCTTTGTAGTGACCTGATTGATGACAGGTTCACTCACGGGAATACTTAGCGCAACCTTCTAGGTTCCCGTTATGGCGTGGGGAGAGTGGATGGTGCCCCAGCCAGGACCGGAGCACCTGCTCACGCTGGAACAGCAGCGGCGTGCCGTTGATGGCTACACGCTGCCGCAGGCCAAGGCCATGCTGCTGCGCTTGTGCCAGCTGTCCCTACATCAAGACCTGATTATCCGAGGCGCTACGCGGCGGATCGCAGAGCTTGAATGCACTCTTGCCCTTGCAGACCGCCAAGCTTAAGCCTGAGGGTGGTCATGGCTCGGTTGTGCATCTGCTGGGTGGCCTGACGGCTCACCTGAAGCTCGGCACCAATTTGTTCGTAAGGCTTCGGCAGGCGGGTGCTGCCGAAATAACGGCTGCGGATGATGTGCTGGTGCTCGGGGGTCAGATCGTTGATGGCTTCATGCAGCGCATCACTGAACTCTTGCAAATCATCGAGTTGTCCATCGGTGCTGCGTGGATCAGCTACCACATCCATAAACTCGCCGTACTTCTCACCGCCTG